GGGAGTAGAGAAGCATCTACTATTCATCAGTCCCTATACATCCGTATCGATATGAACTATTCATCTACTCCGTACACATCAATTAACCGTAACTGCGTATGCATTTCTCGTAGACTTAGTCCTCATCAACGTAACGTTACATGATCTCATGAGTTAATTATATATAATAGTATGTGTAATGAAAAGTTAATTATATATAATAGAAGTATCTATAACAGTATCAAAGATACTTTATAAAATAGTATATGATTGACTGAGTTAATTATATATAAAAAAGAAAGGATGATATTTATGGAAGATACTCAGAACACTCACGAAACAACTGTGGATAACAGTGAGAAAATGAATGAAGTTGTGAAGCAGACTTTAGAAAATGGTAAGAAGGATGCTGAAGGTATTCTTGGATAATCATACGATTTCTTGTTTAATATTAAGGATGAAAGTAGTATCTCTTAAATAACATGAATCAGGTTATAACTTAATTTGATTTGTGTTGAGGTATTACCTAATCATAAATCTCACATTGAGTGAGCGTCTAATGTTAGTCGAGGACATCAAAGATAAGTCAACCTTGGAATATAGGATCTGAGATGGTATAAATTGTGTGACAGCACCCACGGCTAACATAAGATTGGTACTATCATTCATACGAATGTTAATATATAAAAGTACAGAAAGGAGAGGATAACTATGGATCCTGCAACACTCACATCACTAATTTCTTCTATTGGTTTTCCGATCGTTGCATGTATGGCTATGGGTCATTATGTAAAGTACATTACAGATAAGAACAATGCTAACATTGCTGCAATGACGGAAGCTCATAAGCAAGAGACAGAGTCTTTTGTTACTGCGTTGAACAATAACACATTGGCTTTGCAGAAACTATCAGATATGTTGGACAGCAGACAAACTGCCTAAGAAAGGAGGAGAACAATGAGTAATAGTTCATTGGTGAATTACACAAAGATATCACCAAACAAAACAAGTCCAAGAAATCATGCTATTGATACAATTACTATACACTGTGTGGTAGGTCAATGTACAGTAGAGACTATTGGAAATGTATTTGCACCTTCTTCTAGACAGGCTTCTAATAACTACGGTATTGGACCTGATGGAAGAATTGGTATGTATGTTGAAGAGAAAGATAGATCATGGTGTTCTTCGTCATCTAGTAATGACAATAGAGCTGTGACTATTGAAGTTGCTTCAGATACTACTAATCCTTACGCTGTTACTGATGCTGCATACGAAGCTCTTATAAAGCTTTGTGCTGATATTTGTAAGCGTAATGGAATTAAGAAACTGTTATGGAAAGCTGATAAATCTTTGATTGGTCAGGTTGACAAACAGAATATGACTGTACATAGATGGTTCGCTAACAAATCTTGTCCGGGCGAATATCTATATTCTAGACATTCTGACATTGCAAATAGAGTTAATGCTATTCTTGGTAGTGACTCAAGTGATGATATTGAAGTAACAGATACTGTTATTGATGTAATGGCTAGAGAAGTAATTGCTGGCAAATATGGAAACGGTCAGGAAAGAAAGGATCGTTTAGGAGATCTTTATAGCAGAGTACAATCAAGGGTAAATGAAATCCTTAATGGTAATGTTAAAGCTCCTGAACCTGCTAAACCTGCTGTTGATATTGATGCTTTAGCAAAGGCTGTAATTCGTGGTGATTATGGCAATGGTCAAGATCGTAAGAATCGTTTAGGCGATTTATATGATAAAGTTCAAGCAAGAGTAAATGAAATGCTAAGTTAAGGAGGTATTCACATGGAAGATGAAAAGAAAATGGATGAAATCCAAGATGAAGTAGTTGCTGATGAAGCTGTTGAAGAACATGCTGAAGGTGATGAAAGCAAATGGGCTAAAGTATTTGCTGATATCGAGGGTTTACGTCAACAGGTCAATGAAGCTTATGCCATTATAGATGACCATCGTAAATGGATGGAAGAATTTGTTAATGGTACAGGTGGTGCTCTGAAGGATAGTCCTGAAGAAGTGGAAACCACTGATGAGGACGAACTTGATGATGCCGATGAAAGGTTTTATCAAGCAATGAAAGAAAATTCATATGGAGGTGTTTATTAATGGGAATGACAAACAGAGACATTATTAGTACCATTTTTAAGGGTACGAATGCTTACCAGTTAGGTGCTCCTAATCCTACACAAACTGGTATTGCAAAATCTTTTAATTGGATCATGGATCCTATGAACAGCGAATGGAGAAACAATGTGTTTATTCCAAACCTTATTGGTTTGATTGGAACACAGCTTATCAGAAGCAAGCCTTGGGTTAACCCTCTTGCAGCTCCGTTCAAACGTGTATCTGCATCTGACAACAAAGCTGTTGAAGAAATCATGTGCAGAATGATCAAAGCAAGAGCTTATACTCCTAAATCTCAGAGCAATCTGTTGGAGTACAATCCTCCTGAGATTGAAGTAGCTCTTCACACAACTAACAGAAAGGATACTTATCCTATCACTTTCCAGCCTTATGAAATCAGAAATGCTTTTGTAAGTGGAGAAATGGGTCTTAGCAATTTCCTTTCTGCTGTATTAGAAGTTCCTACAACTTCTGATAATAGAGATGAGTATTTAATTATGCTCGATCTTATTGCTAAGTTTGAGGAGAAATGGGGTTTCTATACTGTAGAAGTTCCTGACATGTCTGGTTACAATGTAACTAAAGATGATGTTAACATTCTTCTTGAAAAGATCCAGGCTTATGCTGCTAAGTTAAGCTTTATCAAGCCTTACTACAATGCATATGGTATGGAAACTCATACCAAACCTGAGGAACTTGTTCTTATTACAACTCCTGAAATCTATGCAAAGATTAACGTTCAGTCTCTTGCACAGGCTTTCAATGTTAGTTATGTTGACATTAAGCAGAGAGTTGTTCTTGTGGATGAGATTCCTATTCCTGATTGCTATGCATTGCTTGTTGATGAAAACTGGTTTGTATGCGGTGACACTGAAATTCAGTCTACTAACTTCTTCAACGGTGCTACGCTTAACACTAACTATTGGTTGCATCACTGGGGTATATACAGTGTATCTCCTATGCTTAATGCAATCGCATTCAGAAAAGAAGGTGCTACTGTGTTGAAAACTTCTACTGTAACTACTGGTGATTTCTCTATCGGTCTTTATGATGCATCTGGTTCTACAGCTGCTAGTATTGTACTTGGTGAAGAAAATTATCTTAAGGGTGCTCTTGAATGGACAGCTACACCTTCTGTTAAGGGATTCCCTGAGGAATTTGTTCCTACTAACTTCCAGATTATTGGAATTGAAACCGATACTCCTGCTAGTGCTATTCCCACTTTTACAGGTACAGGTATTACAGATGTAGGTGTTGATGAAGATCAGTTTGCTCTTCAGTTTGGTGATAGCGGATCTTATGTATTCACTTATGATGGTACAAATTGGAAGTACAATAGTACAACAGCTGTTCTTGCTAATTATGGCATTACTGTTGAGGGTACTCCTGCTGAAAATGATACCATTACTGTTGCTTATACCAAAGCTAGTGTTATACCTCTTGCTTTGAATAGCAGAACTTATGTGGATAACTTCGGTTTGATTCACTTCCAGGCTGCTGTTGCTACAGGTATGAAAGTAACTGTTAAGGGTACCACTACTTACAACACTGATGGTGTTGGAACAGCTACTGACTACGAAGCTACTGCTACGTATACTGTAACTGCTGTTTAATAAATGATGGGAAAGGGACCATCGAAAGGTGGTCCCAATCCTAATTATGAAAGGAGGAAAATGCATGTCACAAGATTTTAAATATCTAGGTAATAACCCAGGTATAAGTCAATTTCCATCGTTAGGAAATTTAAATGTAGAGAAGAGTGTAACTAACTTTAACTATTCTCTCCGGGATAAAGATACATCACTTTATCTTAAGCATGTTCCAGCTTCATGGGGTTCTGATTATACAAATGTTGTACAGTTTTCAGATGTGGAAACTAGGGATACTTATTTCAAAACTAATCCTCCAATTAAATTGGATACTGAATTTCGTATTGATCATAATGGTGTTGTTAGGCTACTTATTCCTTATGATAATCTGATTAATTATAACTATTTGGCTGTTTATTATCCTGAAGCTCCTGTTCCTAACTATGACAAAAATAGTGCTCGTATGTCCTATTTCTATTTCATCGAGGACTGTAAATATATTTCACCTAACACAACTGAAGTTATTCTTACTTTGGATGTTTGGACAACGTACATCAACGATGTAAATATATTTAATATGACTCTTGAAAGAGGTCATTATCCTATGTCTTTAACAGATGTGGATAGTTATCTTGCTAATCCTTTGAATAACAGAATGGGTATTGGTACTGTAGATGTTAATTTTGGTGAACTATGTAAGGTTGGTCAGTATCATGATTATGATTTATTGAGTGGTTCTACTCAGTATGTGGTTATTGCTACGACAGCTAATCCTACTTCATTTACAGATCAAGTAACCACATACAATGGTGGCGTCACAATGGAAAGAGGAATTTATTACTTTGCTGTAAAGCTTAGTGATTGGAGTACATTTGTGAACAACACAATGACAAATACACCAGCATTCTTCCAAACAATAGTAGGTGTAATGATATTAAATAATAATTTTGTAACAGTAGGTTCAGAATCTTTTACTTTTAACAGTACTACTTGTTACACATCTATTGGTGGAAAGCTAGATGCTATAAATTACAGTTTTACAAAAGCTGATTTTGGTTATGATAGTCGTTATGATTGGTTGACCAAATTATATACTTTTCCTTATGCTGCTGTAGAATATGTTGATCAAAATGGTAATGCTCAATTGATTAAATATGAAGATTTGTATGTTGGCAAGTTTGCTTTAAGTATATTTACCAAGCTTTGTGTTGGAAATCATATGAGTAAAGCTGTTATTCTGAATATTTGTGGTAATGGACTTCAAGGCGAATTCAATATGCATAACTTTGATATTCCAATTCCTGCTACAGTTATCAATCAGAGTCCTAACAATGCTTATATGTTTGAGACCAAATATCCTAGGATTCAACAGCAGAATGACATTAATACCAGTTATGCTAATAGTAATAGAAGCAATGCTACTGGTAAAACAAATGCAGATGCTAGTGCTAACACTTCTAGTTCTATTTCCAAACGTGGTAATGATCAAGCAAAAGATTTTGTAACTCATGATTTGGATACTTCTGCGACTGTTCTAGCTGCTAATATTGATCAGAACAAACGTATGAGTTATGGTAATATGTTGACTCAACAGTACAGTGCATGGAATAACTTGAATAATGAAAATACTTCATTTACTGCTAAAGGTGCTGGTACTATTGCTGCCATGACAAATACTGTAGCTATGGGTGCTATGGGTGGTGTGGCTGGAAATCCTATGGCTGTTCCTTCTATTGCTGCTGGTGTTGTCAATCAGTCATATAATTTCTCAACTGCTGACACAATGTTTGATATAGTTTCACAGATGATTGAAGTTAATCTTAATCAAAGTTTACAGATTCAAAGAGCTATTTCAGGTTTACATGAAGATCATACTTTTACAGCGCAATCTGTGGATAAAACAATAAATGTTGCATTGACTGCTGAAAATGGTTTATTGAATAACACAGCTAATGCCAATTTTGCTACAAATAGAACTAATACTGAATACAAGAGAGATGAAAGTTACTCTGTAGCTGAAACTAATAGAGTTGCTACATTGAATCAGTCATTAGCTAATAATCAAAGAAGTTATGACACAACTGCAGCTAACAATGATTCTACTAAATCCAACAGTGAAACTTCTATTCAGAATGCTATTAATCAAAGTTTCTATAATAATAATAGAACATTTGGTGCTCCTGGAGATGTTAGTGGATATGATGGATATAGAAATATTATTCAGTATCATATTAAGACTCAATCTGTTGATGCTATAAAGAGAGCTGCTGATTATTTCTTGAAATATGGTTACACATATGATGGAAATGTTGATTTCAATTCATTCCTTATTATGGATCATTTTACCTATTGGAAATGTAAAGATCTATGGTTAGATTCTGATAAGGTTAATAACAATATTGTAAATACCATTAAGAATATTTTAATTAGTGGTGTTACTGTTTGGTCCAATCCTACCGAGGTTGGTAAGATAAATATATATAATAATAAGCCTGTGATATAATAGACGGAAAGGAGGATGAATATGGGTAAAAAGCATTACAACAAAAAGATTGATCCTAGTAATGGTTATGCATTTAACCAAAGTCAGTATATGAATGAACTGACATATAGGTTTCATTTCCAGAATCTTTATGAAATTGCTCTTAACAGGGTAAAATGGATTAATCTTCCTGAAGGATGTAACGCCAGGTTTCTGGAGGAAACTCTTCTTACAAATGGAAATGCCATTATATTTCAGGATAAGAAGTTTAAAGATCTTTTCTTTAGTACTAAGGTAGTTGCTTCTGCACCTATAAATGTATATAACAATCCTACCAAATTCAGATCATATGGTAATAATGGTTGGAATGTATTTGTACCATGGAAGAAAGGTGTATTAGTATGGGATTCTCAAAGTAGATGGCCTACCATTAATTTCATTTCATTATTTGCAAATAGATTGATGGATATCGATAGAACTAGGGATGTTAATCTGAAGAATCAGAAAACTCCTTACATCATTACAGGTCCTGAAGAGAAATATCAGGAAATGGTTAACTATTACAAAAATATTGATAGTAATGAACCTTGTGTAATTGGTCTTCCTAACTTCAAAGATATTGAGGTTAAAGTGTTGAACACAGGAACACCATACATTGGAACAGAATTACAGTATAATAAACAGTTAATCATGAATGAGTTCTTAACATTCTTGGGTATTGATAATCCAGGTATTGAAAAGCAAGAACGTATGACTCAACAGGAAGTTGAAAGAAATCAAAGCCAAATCATGAATAGACGTATGAATTATCTAAGTCCTAGACGTGAAGCTGCTGAATTAATCAACAAAAGGTTTGGAACTAATATTCAAGTTGTATGGAACACTGATAACGAGACTCCTACATACAACATGAAGCACAATTTGGAGAAAGCTGCAGAAGCAGGTACTGAGGAGGTGAATCTAAATGGGAACAATCGAGAAGATGAACAATCTGAATAATCGTATTCAGGAAGGTTCTACATGGACTGATTGGCATGCTTTAGTTACCATACAGTTCGGTGAACTTATTGAATCAGGATTTGATTGGGGTAAGAATGATTATTTCAAGAATTCTGCATTTACAGAAGCAAATAGAACTCGTCTTAATCAAAAGATTGAGGATAGATTCTACTTTAGGGAAATATGCAGCACTCCTGCTCAATTCAAATTCTTCTTAAGACGTAGGCTAAATGAGATTTTACCTAAGTATAATGAATTATACAAGCTTATTGACAGTGGTGATTTCAAAGTATTACGTCAAATGACCAAAAATGAAAAATTCCGTAATGTATTCAGCGAATATCCTCAGACTCAGTTAAATGGAGATGCTAATTATGCTACAAATGCAACAGATAATGCTAGCGGTAGCACTACTGATGGGTCACCTATTGAGATGATTCTTAACTATCATCAGTATTATGATGATGTTGATGTTATGATTCTCAATGACCCAACAATAAACAATTGTTTCTTAAGTATGATGCCAGCGTTCTATACAGATAAAGGAGGTATGTAAAATGATAGTATGGCCATTACCGTATTGGTGGGATTTTCCTTTTCCTTCTATGGACACCAATGATTATTATTTCAATTCTTATACCAATGAGCAAAGGTTTAAGAAGATTGCTGAGGATATATGTTTGCTCAGAAAGTTATACAACACTCTTGTTGATGCTATCAATGATCATGAAACAAGAATTGCTGCTCTTGAGGAAAAGGTAAGGATTATTGAAGGTCAGATTACTGATCTTTACAGTAAGTACAATGCCTTGGTTTCTCAAATTAACACTCTTAACAATAGAGTGGATGCTATTGAATCACAGATTGACACCATTAATCAACAGATTACTGATTTGACCAATCGTCTTGACCAGCTTATTGCTGATTTACCTGGTATGGTTCAGACCATAATCAATAACTATCTTGATAGTCAAGATTTTGTTGATAAGGTTACCAATATTGTTAATCAGCTTATTGCTAACAAGATGGATAAGGTTCCTACAGCTGTTGAAAATAACATTGCAACATTTAACAATGCTGGACAGGTTAAGGATAGTGGTACCAAGATTACTACCGTTATATCAGCTTTTGGTCAGGGTGATAATTATTCTGTTCCTACTGAATTAGCTGTTAGCAGAGCTATAATTATTCCTACTACCGAAGCTAATCTTGACAATCTTACCAATCCAGGTAGATATGTTAGTGACACTGCTTGGACTGTTACAGTTGATAGTGTAACCTACAGTTCTTCTGAGATTTTTGTTGAATTTCCTACCACAATTTCAGGAAATGTTAACAGAAGTCAATGGGGTTATTTCTACGCTGGAAATGGTTCTGAACCTATTCTTCTTGCTAGGAAAAGTGGTTCTGCGTGGAAGGTTATTTCTCATGAATACATTCAAAGTACAGAAGAATTAGCACAAAGTGTTTCTGCTGCTAATCCTACTGCTCTTGTATATGTACCGGAGGTGTAAATTATGAGTGTATGGATTAAAGGTAATAAGAAAGCTGCTCGTCTATTTATAGGCGGGCAGGATGTATCTAAAGCTTACTATAATGGTGATTTGATATTCAATGGTAAGACAGCTTATTATGGTACTGTATATTGGTATGATGAAACTTCTGGGACAACAATGAATCATATTATTAATACTACTGCTGATTGGAATTTAATCAATAGAAAAAATAGTACTTATAATGCTGCTATTAATCTAGCATTTAGTTTTGGAACTATTGATTTAGGTCATATGAGAGGATTTGTATGGAATCTTAATCCTACTGATGCGTTTAAGGTTACTAATGTACCTGCTTATCATATGCATGGTTGGATGAATGTAAATATGCCTGTAACATTCCCTAATTATGTATTAGCTATTGGTGATTATTGCCTCGAATACGATCCTAATCTTAATCAATACTATGGTGCTGGTAACTTTAATCAACCAGTTGATGTTGGTACTGGATGTCTTACTATTGGTCAAGCATTTATGTATAGAGCACAACAGGGTGGTATATTTAACTCTGAAATTAATCTACGTAATGTTCATACTGTTGGTAATAACTGTATTAATGGATTACCTGTATTCAATCAAAATATTAATATTGGTAAAGTTGCTAATGCTGGAACAGGTTTCTTATCTTATTTATATGCATTCAACAAAGTATTGGATACTTCATCTTTAGTAGCTGTTGGTTCTATGCTTAATGAAGCAAGAGCATTTAATCAACCACTTACTATACCTGCTAATTGTCAAATAGATCAATTCTTATCTTCTATTATTAGAGGAAATATTATATTTGCTAGAACTCTTACATTGGAAGCAGGTGTTACAGTTACATCTACTAAATTCTTATGGGGTTCTGCAGGTGCATTTACTGTTATATGTAATACTGATCCTTATAATCTTGCAGGAGCAGGTGGCACTAGTACAAGTATGACAACAGATACTTCTGCTGGTACTATTAATCAATATTATGGTGGTACTTATGCCGCTACATTAATTACAGCATTCCCTAATGGTACTTATGATTTAGGTGCTACTAGACGTAACTGGATTGCTGCTTAATAAACTAATGGGAGGAGTGATGTTAGGTCACTCTTCCTATTCTTAATGAAAGGAGAAATAATATGAAATACTTTACATTACAGAATGTTCTTAGTAGAAATCCAATCATTGCTATGATTATTGGTCATCGTAGTGCTGGTAAAACATATGCTTTCAAAGATTGGGCTATACGTGATTTTAAGAAAACTGGTAAACAGTTTATATACATTAGAAGAAATAAATCTGAATTGGACAATATCAAGGATACCTTGTTTAACGATATAGTAGATAAATACAATATTGATGTAAAGGTAGAAGGTAAGAATGTTTATATGAGGGATAGACCTCAAGGAGAATTAAGTGCTAAGGAGATTAAACAGCAATATCCATGGAAACTTATGGGATATGTTATTCCTTTGTCTCTTCAACAGAATTTTAAATCTGCTTCTTTTCCTGATGTAAATAAGATGTGTTTTGATGAATTCATTATTGAAAATGGTAGAGCTAAATATCTTCCTAATGAAGTTAATGACCTATTGTCATTACAATTCACAGTGGATAGAGGAAGAAATGATGTAAGATTAATAATGTTATCCAACTCAGGTTTCATAGCAAATCCTTATTTCAGTGAATTTGATATCAAAGCGAGTGATCTTGCAAAGAGTGACTGGATATATCGTAAGAATAAGTCCATTATTTGTCATTACTTTACTAATGATGAAAATACTCTTGAATTGATGAATTCTAATATTGGTAAAGTTAGTACTGAAAGCTATAGTGCTTATGCTCTTGAAAATCAGTTTGCTGATGCAAATATGGACTTTATCATTGATAAGAAACCTAATGGTTATACCTATTTTATGACTCTAACTGACGGTGATCATTCAATTGATATTTATAAATCAGTTGCTAGCCAAAATAATAGTTTTTGGGCTAAGAACAAAGGTACTGGTGAAAATACATTTAGTACAAATTCTAAGAAGCCTATTGAAAATGCTCCTTATGATCCTGATATTCTTAACTTCTTCAGGAGATATACGCATAGATTATTGCTAACCTATGCTAATCCTGAAACTAGAATCTTATGGTATGACCTGGTGAGACCGTAGGGCTTACTCAAAGTAAGTCCCATCGGTTTCTTCCTCATCAATAATGAAATCACCTGTTAAGAATTCTTCTAAAGCATCACTAATATCCATTGAATTTAACTTAAATCCACATGGAATAAGATATACAGCTGTTGTATTGGTCATAGTATACTGATTACCTTGAGCATCAATGTAAGTATGAGGCTTTTGATTATAGTTAACCAATTTCGTCATTTTATTTGTAAACTCAGGTGGAATAGCTGGACTAGCTTGAAAGAATTTAACAACAGATTTAATATAATCTAAATTACCATTCTTATCTTCAACTCTAAATTTACCAACCTCTCTACGAATAGCTTCCTGTTTTTCTTGATTAATTTTATTTTTGTCAAATACCTTTCTTTCATAAACTTCATTTTCATCTTTGCATATAGTTACTAAACAATATCCTTTAATAGCACTCTTAGCTATACCAGCACATGTAAATTTCATATCAATCACTCCTTCTTTATCGAAAAACATTACGTAACATTTTGATCTCTTAGACATAGCACCAATCATGGTACCCATCTTAGAATCATAAACCTCACTGTCCCAATTGCCTATAGGTTTTACTTCACCATCTTTTGTCTTAGGAAAATACAAATTCTCAATTTCTTCATCAGTAAATTCATACCAATACTTACCTGTAAATCTTAACCAAGCTTCGTTCTGTACATTATAATCTTGGAAAGCAGGTTCATACTTATCCCTATTAGCATACTTGACAGAGTCAGTATCACAAAATCTTATGTCTTCCTTAACAATTTCCATACCATTGTATAAGAATTTATGACCATATGATGCTGTATACACACCCCATAAATAATATGTTGTACGAGAGAATTTGTTATTAGATTCCTCTAATTGTTTTTCCTTTTCCTCACGTGTAGTTATAATCTTTACAGGATGACCTAATTCGTCTGGAACATATTTATCATTAACAGGAAATTGTCCTTGTTTACCATAAATAGTATTTACGAATATCTTAGCATCAGTGTATTTTACTTCTTCACCTAATACTCCTTTTAATGTAGTCTTATCACTATAACATTGAAGTATCAATCTAACTAATGATTGTGGTAATGGTCCTAGTTCATAAGAAATAACCTTATCAACATCACAACTATCCCATGTAGCTGTCTTCTTAACTATATCATAATCTACATCACATAGATAAACAGTAAGAGTCTTAGCTTTGTATAGACGATTACCTGTCAAAATATATCTCTTAGCTTCAATTTCACCACGTTCAATCTGTTCATAAGAAAATAAGAAAGGAATAGGATAATCATTTCTAGTTACATAGTTATGAAAAGTAAACTTAGCAATGAATCCACCTCTAGCATCTTTTCTACCCTCATGTCCTGGTCTATATTCATGCCATTTTTCTATATCAGCTATAGATTTGATATTTGGATTATAAATAGGAGCAGAACTAGGAAATAACTGAGCAACAAGAGCTCTAGGATATTCAGAAGATAAATCATAATCACCAGGATTAGGAATATATTTATCGGCAAATAAAGGATGAGTAAAACTTACACCACCATAGTAAGCTTCCTTAGCTTGCATTAACATATCATATGTCAAATTCTTTTCATGAATAGCATCATAATATCTTTTATAATCTCTATCTAAATTTTCAACATTCTGTACTTTCTTTCCTCCTAATAAATCTTTATACATTCTTCTACCTACAAAAGTGCTCTTTGTTACAGGTAATTGAGAATATTTTATACCATTATTCTTTATAATAACTCTAAGAATTTCAATAAGAGCGAATACGTCTACCATCGCATATTCTATTTCAGCATCTGATAATTCATATAAAGGAGATCTAAGAATATCATAATCCCACATACCATATCTCTTTGTAAATAAACTATCTTTACCCAGATATTCCTCAATAGAAACAGCAAGACCGTGACCTAATAAATTCTTACTATCCTTGAAAACAATACAATTCTTATATTCAAACATAGAATAGGATGACTTAATAACAAAATCATCAGTTTTATGTTCCATCATTCTCCATAATAAGAATGTTAAATCATAATCAAGATTGTGAACATAAATGATAATCTGTTCCTTTTGATACTTTCTATTACCTTCTTCATCTGTCCATTCTACATATCTACATAAGTTTTCACGAAGAAACTCTAGTAAATCTATAAATTCATCAACAGTACGAACAATAATACCTTTATCCTCTATACATAATTGATGACTTATTTGACATGCATAATGATTTTCAAATGGTCTATTCTTTTCATCAAATTCTATAACATTATCCTGAGCAGTCTCAGAATCATAAGCCATAATAATTTCACGAACATATGTAGTACCATTCTTATCTCTTTTAAGAGTTAATGGATACTTCTCTTTATCATCTAAACCTTCGATTAATTCCTGAGGAGTCTTAACCAAAGTTTTATTTAAACCTTCAAACATGGTTACTCCTCCTTAATCAAATAATGTAGTTTTAGGTGCTTGACTTAATACGTATTCGTCTTTCTCCTTTTCCTTAGATTTCTGCATTTCATAAACCTTATCTAAGAAATCATCTACTTTCATTTTGGTAGGATCATAACCCTTAGAAGTTGCTACAACCATAGCATCAAAATCACCAGATTTATATTTACCATATCTGTATGATTTATCTTGTTCCATTTTCTCAATAATATCATAAATCTTTAACAATTGTTCAATTATAATATCATCAATGAAATCCTTCATTTCGTTTCGAAATAAGGATCCATATACATCATATTTCTTACGAGTTCCATCTTTACGTAAATCAGAACCAGTAATTTCACTTTTAAATCTATCTAAAAACTGTTTCCTTTTATTTTCAGTTGACATTTCACTTTTATTAACTGTTTGCTGCATAATCGCAATATTATCCTTAATAGCACTTAAATTACGATTACTAACAGTCATCTTGCTGAATGATTTACCATCCATTTGATCTTTCAATGTCTTAGGTAAATCTAAACCAGACTTTGTATATAAAGATACAGTCTTATTTAATTCATTTGCTAATATAGACTGTACTTGTTTTAATATTCTCTTATCAGTTGCAGTATGTACGTCAATTTTGCTTGCTTGAGCAGCACTATTTATTTTGGTAGACTTAGATCCACCTCTTTTTTCTATTTTCTTTTTAATTCTCTTTTTCATAGCATTCCTTCCTTTCAATTAAGTTTTATCGATAGCTCTGTTACTTTCAATAATAGCAAGAGTAAGAGCCTGGGTAGCTAATCCAGACTCATCACTCTTTTGAAAGGAACTGCTATCTGTTCTTTATGATTACTCCTGAGTGGAGAAATCAACACCCCATTGGATAGAATCAATCTGGTAATTTTCATACAAATGATCCCAATTACCATCTTTATTCTTTTTGTTGTAATCTTGACGATTACCAATTACAGTTACATACTTTCCAGGCTTGCATTGCTCAGCAAAAGCTTCAGCAACCTTTCCATCCTTGTAGTAACGTGTCCAGAAAATAGTTACTTCATTATTGTCGTCAAAATCTTTGTCATAACGGTAACCAACACTAGATCTTACACCAATGGTAACATTAGCACCACCATTATCAAGATTCTTTCCACTTACACTTACGATGTGACCTGTCTGAATGATCTGACAAATGTCAAATCCTCTCTTTCTGTCATTACTTCCTGCATTGTTTTTGTTGTTTTTGTTTTCGAAACTCATATTTGGTTCCACCTTTCCGCTCTATATTTGAGCAATTAAATTTATGTCATCAGTTTTAACACTGTTATGACCACTGTCATTTTTATATTGTATTAACTTTACATCATTACTATTATATATAATTAACTCATCAGTCATTGGATTCATTTCAACATCAAAGCCAACCCTTTTAAGAATGTTCATCAATTTGATTCTTGTTTTTATTTTATCGTTACACATATTTGGTAACCTCCTCTTTATTATCATACTATTATATATAATTAACTTTTGTCATCACAGAGATATACCAAAGGTGCTATAATTAAAGCTGTAACAATTAATCCTGTTATAGTTGTTAACATATCTTTCACCTCTTCTCTTATTTTTATATATAATTAATTTTTCATAAGTTCATCATAATCAAATGGTGCAACATCATATCTATGCATGATATCAAGCATTTCTTTAACTGTTTCTTTCATTCCATCATCTGCATTAGTAAGAATGTCTTTTAATTCACATCGCATATCATTTAAATTATGATTCATCATTCTTGGATATTCTCTTACTGCATCACTCATAATCCTAACTCCTCCAATACTTTATCAAGCTCTTCCATGTATTTATCATGTGACCAGTTTTCTGCTTCAGCTTTACGTTGAAGACTTTTCTTTCTTTGTTCATATTCATGCCATTTACTCATATGTATATCATCCTTTCTTTTTTATATATAATTAACTCAGTCAATCATATACTATTTTATAAAGTATCTTTGATACTGTTA